TCCCCTGTTGGGGTAGGTGCTGTAGTGTTATCAATCTGTAGTGTACCAGAAACGATGGCAGTGTTACTTAGAGTGCCAGCGAATGTTGGGTCTTCAGTTTGAGTATCTGTTTGACCTAGTTGTGGTAGGTCAGATGGCAACACAACAATAGTAGTGGGGGTGACACTGAAGTTACCCTCTTTATCATACGCCCTAATCAGGAATGTACCAGAACGTGCAGGCAAACTTGCTGAGGTAGCTGGTCTTGCAATCTTTTCAATTACAGTGCTTGAGTTTCCCCAAGTAGCTCCCGTAGTGTTGGTGTTTAGCTTAATCTCATAATGGCTCAGGTCAGGGTCTGGGATAGGTGGCCACGAGAGGAACAGAGAACCACCAGACAACTCCACAGCAAGAGATGAGACATCAGAAGGATCACCAAGAAAGGCATTAACTTCTATGTCAACTAGGTATTCGAATTGACCTTTAATGCCAAAAGTATTAACTGCCCTAGCCCTAAAGTCGTAGAAGTTTACATCAAGGTCACGTACTCTAAACTCTCCTAGAGCGCCTTGCCCAAAGGAAGAGTAGGTTGTCTCTGAAGCTATTTTGTATTCTACTTCTACATAGTCAATAGCTTCAGGACGTCCTGATGTAATTGTAGCTATAGCAATGTTTGAGACCTTCTGGTTACTGACTTGTGCAAGTGCCTCAACAGATACACCAACAGAGGGTACATCAAAGGGTGACAGCAGTACTGTGTTATCTCTTTCGTATACAATACCGTCATCTACTTCATCAAAGACAGACTCAGCAGTTTCCCTAAGTGTCATTTGAGTTTGTAAGTCAAAACCATCCACAAGGCCAAACGTCCAAGAGACTACCTCAAATTCCTTATTAACCCAACCAAAACGGGAGTTAGTAAGTCTGATGTTGTCACCGACTTGGACTTGTAAGGTTTTTAGACCAAAGGAGGCATTAACAGTAATCTGTTGTCTGTTACGTTCAAGAGAGATTAAGGCAATACGTCTAGCCTCAATAGAGTTATCAGTGAAAGGTAAATCTACGTCAGCTACGGACTCTTGACCACCGTCAGCAGCTAGGTATACTGCATTAGTTACTTGTGGGTAATCTGTAGTTTGCCAGTTACTTTCTTCTCCACGGAAGGTCCCCTTAACCACATTAAAGTTATTCCTACGAGAATGACGGGTAGATACATCCAAACTAGAGCGTAGGTCGTCCTCATTAAGATCAAGAACAGGTGCAGTCCAGTGGGCAGGCTTCATCCGCCACTTACCTTGAGCGTACCACATACTACCATCCATAGAACTCAACATAGAGTTGAGAGTGTCAAATGGGGTAGAGGAGGTAGTAAAGGCACCATTGCAGGTGTAACGGGTTGTACCAGCTATTGTGTTGGTTTGGTCAGATACATCAGCAGCAGCAATGAAGAGGGCATCATCAATGTTGTCTTGATCTTCAGCTAGGCCGTAAGAGGACGTAAGGTAATCCCTCATACACAAGGCAGGGTTATCTGACCATGCTACGGTATCTGTACGTGGGTCATATACTTTTTTACCTTTAATGGTAGTTGTAATTTCAGGAATACCATTAGGGAAGGTGTCTGCATCAAACTGCAAACGGGCGTACAAATAGGCAACCCCACGAAGTCTATGCTCACTTGTCCACTTAGCGGATTCTGAAACTAAGTCTTCGTCGGCTAACTGGTCTGGAGAACCTAAGTGTGTCTTAATACGTACCATAGATATACGGCCAGTAGCTGCGTCATAGTAACCGCTTCTAAGAGCTTCTGCAAGATCAGCGATACTACCTATACCAACAGCTTTAGTGTACTTATCAGGGGCTATTACGTAACCACCTTCGTTTACAGTAACTATCTCATCATCAATATAGATTTCATCAAATGACTCAACCTCATGTCCAGCAAAAGCTACAATACGGTGAAGGTATTTGTTATTCTCTCCTGTAGCCTCATCATATACGATGACACCACCTTGACGTGACCTACCATAAATAACAGCCCTATCAGCAGCAGACCCTAAGCTGTTAGTTTGATAACCCCTATTAACACCAGCAGAAGGCTTAGGTGCTAGAGCTTGTAGTGCTGCACCAAGTACAGTGGAGATAAGTAGCTGGCCTAAGATACTACCTGTGATACCAACAAAAATACTTGTCCCAACAGCAGTCGCCGCAGCTGTAAATGAACCAGTAGCAAGTAGTGCTGCTGAAAATCCCATATTACTTATCCTTTAGGTATTTAGAGTACATGCGCTCAGTGAGATTAAACCCTAACCATTCAAGGACAGAATCAAAAGGCTGATGTACTTTAGTGTTTACTACTAAGACAGATACACCATCTTCTTTTAGAGCTTGTTCTGCAAACTTGATTAGCTTAATACCTGTGAAGCCTTTACGGAAGTCTTTGTGTAGGTAGATTATATCATTAGCAGCAAACAAGTGGTCCTTGTAGTGGATGTGGTTGTTTACGATGACAACAAAATACCCAACCAATTTACCATCATCTCTAGCTGTGAATATCTTAAGTTTACCAATACTCTCTAAGTGAGCATATGCTTCCCAATCTGGGTTTAACTTGATGTGGTCTTTGTTCAGGGCTATTTCTTCCCAATGTAGTTCTATTAGAACCTTGGCCTCATCCTGAACTTGTGTTAAAAACTCTTGCTGGTACTTCATGTGCTTGCACGTCCCCAAGAGATTTTCTTATCTTGTAGGTCCTCTACAAAGTCAAAACCCAAATCATTGGGGTACAAGGTCTTTTGATAACCAGACGAATATCTAGCCACCCTAGCCCTTTCCAAGTCAATCAGCTTATTTTCTACTTTGAGTTCTACTGTAGAGCCACTCGGGCCTTCCTCAATGTTCATCTGATCCATGTAGCCAGAGAATATCTCGTTAAAGCCTGCTGCACCATCTTGCAGGTCAATTCTACTACCATCTTGTAAAAGGATATATGAGCCAGATTCTTGTAAGAGGTTTCCCTGTGTGAAAGTACCAAAGTAGATGTTGCACACACGCCCCTGATAAGGCTCACTGAGTGCTAAGGATAGGACTTCGCTAGGGACACCACTGAGAGTTAGTGTAGCCCCCTTTACAGACATCTCAGCGGTTTCTTCAACACTAGAGATATTAAGGAAGTTACCAGAGCCTACCCATTCTGTACCATCTTGTAAAACAAGTGTACCTACACCAGTCCATAAGCGTAGAACCCTATCCCCATCAAACAGGAGTTCAACAGCAAAGAAAGGACGAACTACATCTTTATTGATATTGTTTATTGTATCTAGGGATAGGTCTCTGCTCATCTTATTTCCTTAAGTTTTATTATGTAGCAACTAGCCTATAGCCACGCGGTAACGTCATCAGGTGTACCATCGACGATAGACTGAGCAGCAGCACGCTCGGCCCCATCTTCAACGATCAGAGGGTTGGCAACAGTTTCAATGGTCCCATTGCCATCAACGTCATATGTCGTGACCTCAACAGTGGCATCAAGAGGATCAACGGCAGCCTGCACAAGCATACTCTCCATGACCTCATTGCCCTCCTCATCATAATCACCTGTCGGCTGGTCTTCCCATACTTCAGGACGACCATCAGCCAAGACGTATTGAGCCAGCCGTGCAGTGGCCTTGCGGTATTCAGCAAGCTGCCAGTTGAACGTGTTGTTGGCTAGGTTCACATCGTGATCTGCTGAGAAGGAAGTCATGAAGGCATCAAACATACCATCAGCAAGGCGAATAGACTTCTCACGAGCTTGGTCAGACCAGACCCGCTTGATGTGCTTCTGCGCTCGTTTCTCAAGCTGTGCTGGGGTAAGGGGTAGGTCGCCTTTGGTTACAAATACGGTCATGCTTTAACTCCGATCACGCCAATGTCGTTGCCGTTAGTAGGTGCTACGTTGAACGACACCGTGTAGGTGAAGCCGTCATAGACTACCGTGTATTCGTCACCAGAACCTTCTTTCTGCAAGAGGCCAGCATCGAAGACATGCAATGGTTTCCAGCCATTCTCCATTGTAAAGTCAGTCAAAGTGCCATCGGCAGCAAACCAAAACTGCTGCTCCTGATAGCCACCCTGATTACGCAGGGAAGCTAGTTCTTCACGGAGATTAACAGCTGGCTTTTCAACATAAACAGTCATGGTTTACTCCTCGACCACTAGGCCATTGCTGGCACTGATTGCAGTTCCGACCGCAGTGGTCGTGTTGGATACTCGACGCAGACCTTGGAAGACTGACCGTCCAGCACTCGTTCCTACATGGAGCAGGTTGGTGGTATCGTCGTGAGCCAAGGCAGTTACAGCATCTGAGGAACCGTAGAGGGTTGCCTGTGCATTCTCTTGGAACAGCACCTTCTCGTCGTTGTAGATTTTGGCGATCTGTTCGGCTGTGGGGATCGTCGCCGTGGCCCTCGCAAGTGCCATTTTCTTAGACGCAGCAAAGGTAAAAGTTGTGCCGGAAATTGTAAGCCCTGTGCCAACGGTTCCAGCAAAGCCATTGTCGTAGTCGGTACCCCCAGACAAATCATTTACATAAAGGTGCCATACCCCTGAGACCTCTTCCCACCAGACCAAAGCGCCAGTTGAGGAAATATCAGTCCCTAGCGTAACAGCCTCCGCGCTGGCGAAAGTATAACCAACCAAATCAGCACCCGTAGCAACAGCGGCAACCGTACACCCGTCGCCAAGTGTTAATGTCAGGTCATTCACGCTGCGATCAGATATTGTGTCGGTAGCAACCAGATCGGTACCATCGGTATCGGACAGGAAGGCACCCTTGATGTCGCCGTTCATCCAGCCTGTGTTGTAGGTGGAGGTGGTGTAATTGACTGCATCCTGTAACGGGTCAGAGTAATCCGCCAAAACCCTTGAAAGAAAAGGGGTGACTACAGAATTTACAACAAAACCGTCAGCCACACCGACAATTCTTTCATAGAATTGATTCAAGTCAGTAGAGCCAACAGCCCCAAGCGAGATAGACGATTTTGCTGCGGATGAAGAAAACTGAGTAAACCCATATGCGACATCGCCCTGCGTCCAACCACTATCGATGCTATAAGACGAAGCGTTTTTCACGTCATTCAAACGGAATACAGTGCTATTTGTTGATGAGTCAGACCCGTGCGTCAAATAGAGTCTGTTGTCTTGGTCAAACGCCACAGATCGTATGGTGTATCCGCCTCTGTCCACAATGCTATCTACGGTGCTGTCATCCTGAATAATAGAAGTGCCACCATCAGTAGCCACTGCAATCGTAGGCACCTGAAGCCCAGTCGCAGGGTCAATCGGGGCGTCTGGCAGGACGGTCATGGCTACGTCTCTGACATAGGAATTTACCAACCTGCGCACATCATTCAACTTTGCAAGGTTTGCCCCCACATTTCTTTCAGAGATGGTTTTCAGGTCTTTGGGGTCAGCGGGTTCTAAGATCAAAACAGCACTATCCGCACCGAAATCTATAACGGCCAAACCGGGCCTAAAGTTCGATGCGCTATCTGTACTCCCAACGCACAAAACACCGTTCAACATTGAAACTGCTTTAGCTGTCGAGGTGGTATTGAAACCAATCCACGAGTAACCAGAACCAGAGAAACGATTGGCAACCATCCACATCGGCAGCGACGGGTCATCACCATCGTAAATCGTAACTGTATCAGCCTCAGCTACAATCACAGCAACAGCAGGGAACTCTTTGCGAGAGCCACGGGTGGCCGTGTCCAGCGTCTCGTTATACCAGCTTGTGCCTTGTGTGCGCTTACGCCATGCACCACCGTCAGAGTCCTTTGAGGTGTCATACACGAACACGTCAGTAGCTGTGACTGTTTTGGTGGCTGCGATGGCATTCAGGTCTAGGGTATCAAGGTTAAGGTCACCACCAGTTGCAGTGATGTCCCCATTAACAGTCAGCCCATCAGAGCTAATAGCACCATTAAACTGCTTTAGCTCACCATAAGTAATAGCCTTTGTTTCATCCCCAGAGATATCCACTACAACAAACTCATCTACATCAGACAGGTTGGCGCTAGTGATATTATTTAGCTCTGTAATTTTCTTATCAGACACAGTGTGATCCTTATAGTATTGACTCTACAGCTTCAAAAGAGATGCCATAGGCTGATGCGTTGTTTATTGACCATGAGGTCATATTGCTAGACAACCTAAAGACACCTTTAGCTGCATTAAAGGTAACTGAAGCACCTGTATAATCAGACCTTAGTGCAGGCCAAATCTCAAGGGAGCCGTTACCAGTTTGGTCTACTAGGACTTGGTGTAGTCGAGAAGAAGAACCTGCACCAAGTTGAATGTAGTCACCAGCTAATAGAGAACCAGTCATAACTACAGAGACAGTCTCATCTCCAGCACTACCCGTAAGCACACAAGATGTCACAGTGCCTTGTGGTGTTGCGTAGTCAGGATCACCTAAAAGGA